CAGCAAAATGAGATGCGTCAAAAGACGCAACACCCGTCATGGCATTATCGCCAACGACTCGTACTGTAATAGAGTTGTTCAGTTTGCCTTGGACAGCACCGCCGTCACCCGTGATCGAAACATTTCCTGTCAGCCCGTTTACACCAGTAACGCTATACGAGTCAGTTGTAAATTGGATAAGTGAGCCATTGGTTCCACCAATGAACAACTTGCCATCTACAAGATTTGCAGCGATTTCGCCCGATGTCAGAGAGGGGGTAGCACCCGCGACATCTGATCTGTATATCCGAATGTATTCTTCACGCGCCATGGTCGATCATACCTTCGCAGAACATTTGATACAGTATGTAGACAGCCTCCCCACAAGGAGGAGGCTGCTCAAAGATCGTCTTTTGCGATCAGAAGGTGCCGCCATCGATCTTAGCAACGACCGTGGCAACTGAGTATCCCGATCCTGCATCGTTGACGAAGGTGGTGGGTTCGACACCACCCGACAGCCCCGTAAAGAATTTGAACTTGCCGCTGTCGGAGGCATCCCTGAAGATACCCGCAAACCGCTTACCGCTGCTTGTGTACTGTCCATAGAAACCGAGGTCAACGCTGTCGGCTGCGTTACCTGTTCCCAACATGATCAGGGGGTCTTCAACAACGAATGAATCAACATTTGCTGTAACTACCGTTCCGTTGACTGTTAGGTTTCCTGGAATTGTTACATCATTTGGAAGACCAATTGTAAAGGTGGTTGTCGATCTGCTTACATCGATCTGATTTGCTGCACCCGTGATAGTGATCGAACCGCCAAGCGCAACAGTAGATCCGCTGTCTGCGCTACTTGCCTTGAGTCCAATTGTGTTTGAGGAAAGTGTAACAAGCCCCGCTGTGCTGACATTAAAGTTTGAAGACGAGAACGAAGCAACACCAGTAACGCTTGCGGATGCAATACGATTGTCAATAGTTACTGTGTTTCCCGAAGTGGAGACCAACAGGGATGGACCGCCCGAAACAACAGTTTGACCTGTGACTTGGAATGGGGCGGTAGGGGTTACAAGACCCGCTGCACTTACTGAGTAGTAAGTCGAATTAAAAGCAGCAACACCTGTCAGGGTCGCAGTAGCCACTCTGTTTGTGATCGTGTTGTTTCCAACCACCGACTGAGAACCACCATCGCCCGTGATGGTGATTGCACCTGTGAGACCATTAAAAGTCTGCACACCGATGTTGTTGATGGTCTTGCCTGCACCGATGTTGATGAACGAACCCGCTTGTACCGTGTCGCCCGTGACCTGATATGCAGCAGCAAGATCAACTAATCCCGCAGCAGAAACCGTGAATCGTGTTCCGTTGAAAGATGCAACGCCAGTAACGCTAGAGGTTGCAATACGGTTGTCAATCGTTACCGTATTGCCCGAGGTCGATACTAGTTGTGAGGAACCGCCCGAAACAACTGTCTGTCCCGTGACTTGGAACGCAGCAAGCAGATCGACATTTCCCGTAAGAGAAACTTGGAATCTGTTAGGATTGAACGATGCGGTACCTGTCAGCGATGTTGTGGCAAGGGGTACAGTAAAAGAGACTGCCCCCGTCAAACCATTGAATGTCTGAACGCCGATGTTGTTGATCGTCTTTCCTGCACCAATGTTGATGAAGGAACCCGCTTGAACCGTATCGCCCGTGACCTGATATGCAGCAGCAAGTTTGACATGTCCAGTTGTGTCTACCGTGAAATGGGTATTGCTGAAAGAGGCGACACCTGTAACGCTTGTGGAAGCAAATCTTGCACCAAATGTTGTGGTGGTTCCCGATACAGTTTGTGTGATCGCACCCGATCCCGTGACAGTAAGATTGCCACCCGTACCGTTCAGGGAGTTGACAACGCTGCCACCACCGACTATACCATCGACATATGTCTTGACAGCGGATTGCGTGGGGATAGCGTACTGACTGTTTGTAGAGAGACTTCCGCTAGTGACTTGGGCACCGACCCAAATCGAATTCCCCGCAGCATCACCAACGAACAACTTTTCGTTTACATCTGAATAGGCAAGTTCACCGAATGTCAGACCTGTTGGAGTGTCTGTTCCAGTTGAACGAAGAATTTGAATCGTACTCTCGCGGGGCATTGTCAATTTCTCCTAGGGTAGGTATTTAGTGTCTTAGAAGGTGCCGCCGTCTGTGAGTTGATTTGGAGTCTTACCTTGGAGGTACTTTGCATTCACCTCTAAAAGTAGCGAACCATCAAGGGCGGGCAGCGCACCTGTTGCCCCCGCTCCGAATATTGCACTAGTCCCAAGCACGATGATGTTTCCCGATTTGATTCCCGTCTTTATGGAAACATGACCAGTAGAGCCTAGTTGAAAGTAGTTGTCATCGAACGATGCAACGCCCGTGGAACCTGTGGTCGCAAGCGGCGGTGGGCAGCACTTGGCAGCGGTTCCCTGAGTTGTTCCATCACCAAACTGTATGAAACTATCAGTTCCATAAAGAGTTCCGAGTTTGATTGAGCCTGGGGTCTCTAGTCCGAGATCGGTGAGATAGTTGAATTTGAGGGCATTGTCGGCACCGAGATCAGAACCGTCTCCCGCAAAGGATACTCCTGTGTCAGCCCATGCGATGGCACCCGCAGTTCCCTTGACCGTGGCATATGGCTTGCTGTACAGACGGAATGTCTTGTTGTCAGCACCCGTCATCGTGAGGGTTAGATTGCCGCTGACTGTGAGACCTAGCGCACCTGTGATGCCATTGATGCCCGACACATAATCTGTGGGAATTGCACCTGTCGGGCCTGTGGGGCCGACCTGTGTATACATCACCTGTGTTGCGGTCAGGATGACTGATGGAATTGCAGGGGCAGGAGAAACAGCAGGAAGATACTCAATCGAAAGATCTGTACTCGTTGTCTGCCATGCCAACTCTAGGTAATCGCCTGCGTTCACCTTCAGAACATAATTGACGCTTCCAATTGCATGACCGTTGATACTGCCGTGTCTTTCAACAACACTCCACTTACTATCGGTATCTGCGACATTGCTGCCGTTTTTCTTCAACCAAATGTTTGCATCATGTATTTGGTTCGATGCGTTTACAAACTGCACAGAATAGATGATGCTGTACACACCGCTGTCTGAGAATGTCAGCCGACTGCCATTTGTGATGGAAACCCCGAATGAATCGGGATCTGTATTGTTGTAGGTTAGCAGATATTCAGAGTTTGCAGTTGTGGCTGTCTGATCCTGAGTTGACCAAAATGAACCCCAATACCCCAAGGCACCACCCGCACCTGTGGCACCTGTCGGACCAACACTTCCCTGACCGCCCACGCTGCTGATGGTAACGGCGTTGCTGTCGGGATCTGTCGTGAGGGCAATGTTTGTTCCTGCGACAAATGTAAGTGTTTCTTTGTCGTATTGAACAGCAGTCAGACCCGACTGACCCGACACGGAGATGAACTTGAACGCCTCCCCAAGACCACCACCTCCGTCATAGAGTATGGGTGCCCCGCCAACAGGCTTGATCTTCGAAAGATCGATGGACAGGTGTTTCTTGGTTTTGTCGAGTTTGAGAGGATACTGAACAGATAGGACACCCGAGTCGCCCGTGGCACCTCTCTCGCCATGTTCGCCTTGATCTCCCTTGTCGCCCCTCTCGCCCTTCTCACCGCGTTCGCCTTGCGGACCTACAGCCCCACGCTCTCCTGCCAAGCCTTGAACGCCTTCAGGGCCTCTCTCGCCGCGTTCGCCTTGCTCTCCCTTGTTACCTCTTTCCCCTTGCTCTCCCTTTTCTCCTCTTTCGCCTTTCTCGCCTCTCTCACCTCGTTCGCCGCGTTCTCCCTTGTCTCCCTTGTCTCCCTGAAGTCCTTGTAAGCCTGTATCTCCCCGCTCTCCCTTCTCGCCCTTTTCCCCTTGAAGACCTTGAATTCCTCGTTCGCCTTGGGGGCCCTGTGATCCCTCTGCTCCCGCTTCCCCCTTTTCGCCCCTCTCGCCTTGGAGACCTTGTTCACCTCTTTCGCCACGCTCTCCTCTTTCCCCACGAATACCTGGCGACCCCTGAAGACCGCGCTCACCCCGCTCTCCTCTTTCGCCACTCTCGCCTCTTTCGCCGCGTTCACCTTGGTCTCCCTTGTCGCCCTTGGCACCTTTCGCGCCTCTGACGCCTGGGATTCCATCCTCGCCACGAATGACTTGTGGCTCCTGTGGTGAACGATTGCGCTTTGCTTCGGCAAGAATATCTCTTGCAGAAGAGCGTACCACGGGTGTAGGTTGTGGATTGGGTTCCTCTGCCCGAGGCTTTGCTTTGGGAGCATCCTCTAGCAGAATGAAGGATTCGTCAAGGACATGCCGACCACCCTTGAGGATGATTGGATTCCCGTTGCCATCGAAGAAGCATGCCTCTCCGATGCCTTTGTATCGATAAGTCTTGCCGCCCTCACACGCCTTCGCGGGTGCGTATGTGAACACAGAACCCGCCTCATAATCCATGAGGGGGCGAACAAGCATGACTTGTGTGCCTACGGCAATACCCGAACTCAGTCGAACGAATTCGACGGATCCACCATCGTCGGCATTGATGTAGTCATTGAATCTGTGAGCCATCGTAAACCCAAGGGGGGCAGTTTACGAGGTATTTAGGGGTGCCTCATTTGGCAGTCAATGCCTTCCACGAAACAGGAAACAAAGGTTCAATAAGAGTGGAAATGGCATCGGCGTATTGCCGAACTTCCCATTGTGCATGGGGATCCGAACGCAAGGCGTACACACGGGCATACGCAGCGAGACTGCCTGTCCACCACCATTCCGTGTAAGTCCCCTGTGGAAGGATGAACCGTGCCTGCTCAGGTGCGACCCCCGAGCCGATCAGGAAGTTGTAATACCCGTGGGCTTTTGCTATCGATTCTTCGTAGATCTGTGTCAGGTGTTCCGTCATCGCATCGTGGTCGATGAAGTCCTCGCTGCCCTGCTTGGCACCATTCGTGGGCTTTGATCGCCATTGTGGGATGTAGAACTCAGGCTCGTTCGTCACATAGCGACGAGACACTTCGTTCTCCACGAACCCCTGCTTGTGCTTGAAGAGTTGTGTGCGGATGGAGATCGGTGCCTTGATACGCAGGGTGATCTGCGGATGTGCGAAAGGAGTCCAATGGTTGTGCTTGGCAAGATAGTTGATGAGTTTTTCGTCTCGCTCACCGAACTCTTCGCTTTCCTTGCTGAATGATACACGGGCAGCATTGACAACCGTTAGGTCATCACCCATGTGAGAGACATATTGAACAAATCCCACCCCGTCCAAAACGGGGATCGATTCACGAACTGCTTCCATTGTTTACTCCTGCTCTTGTGGTTCCTGAGTCGTATTGATGGCTCCGCGAATCTCAGGCTTGATCGCGTCGATTCGCTCTCCTACCTTTTGGTAGAGGGAAGCATAGATTGCTTCCTTGGCTTCGCTTGCCTTGCCATCCATGACTAGGTCGATGATCGTGGGGACATCACCAATGATCTCATCGGTATCGGTCTCAGCCACATCAACTTCGTTTTCCATGATCTCGTCATTCTCTTCGGGGTTCATTCAGAGTCCTCCATGGCTATTTAGCCCACCTCTTCATGGCAATATGTCCCGCAAGTCCTGAAAATGCATTTCTTATGATGTCATGTTGGATGTTTGTCCTGCCGTTCCCTGCAAGAACCATGTCATTGATATCCTTCAACCCACGGAATCTCTCAGACCAAACACATACCTTATGACCGTCCTCCAAAAGACGCTCCATCGCTTCGGCAACTTGCTTGTTGCGAGGCTCATTGTCCAATGCATAGATTAGGTCTGAATCCTTCAGTTCATCGGGAATATTCGTGGCATCCGACAATCCGACCATGGCTACGCAGTTGTCCAAGAACAGACTGTCCAATGGACCTTCGACTACGATGACTTGCTTCTTGGGATCGCATCTGTCCAAGCCATACCATGTCTTTCCCGCGTCCTTGTCTGCCTTGACTGTCAGATATCGAATGGTGCTTCGATCAGGCTTACCATTCCCAATGATACGACCCTGTGCGCCAACCACCTTGCCATCTGTATCCAAGATCGGAATGACGATTCGTTCATCATCCCCTGCCTGTACATCGGGGTCAATGTTCTTAGCCCACTCGCCATAATCCTCTGAGTAATAGAGCCGACTCAGACTTTCCTTTGGCAAGCGTCTCTTGTGTGCCCACTTGACGGCGGGGTGATCGTCAGGCAGGGAATCCAATCGGGGAAGAAGGGCGAGGATCTTATCCTCTCTACGCACGGGCGCGTGTGGGAGCGCGTCCGCGTGTGTGCGCGTGTGCCCGTGCGAGACCCCCGTTTCCTTGAGTACTTCGAAGATGTACTGCTTGTATAGATTGGGATCTAGCATCTTCAACAGCCAACCTATGCTTGCGCTATAGTCGCAGTTGTGACACTTGCAGGAAAAGGATCCCTTCTTCTCGTACAGATAGAACCGAGCCTTGCTCTTGCTCTTCTGACTGTCACCACACATGGGACATCGACACACCGCAAGACTCTGCTTCTTCCATTGAAAGCGGTCTAGGCGTGGTGATAGCAAGTTGATGTACTTCGTGTCGATGTGGATCGGCATTAGATTTGGAATACTGTACCCCACGATCTGTGGGGTGTCAAGTAAAATCGCCCATGATGAGCAAAGTTATAGGATGTTATGACTTGACGATTTTGGAAATCGACAAATACAAAATCTTATCAATCTACTTAAAAGTCAGCAGATTCTTATTGACATGCTTATAGATAGCCGTCAAAGTTTGCGCTTCAACTTCTTGTTAAGGTCTTTGGTCTTCTTCAGGTTACGAGCGAAGTACATGCCACGCTTGCCTGGTGGTTCTTGTCCTGGAGACACACCCGCGATGTTCCCACCCCCGACATTGTTGACGGGAGCATCTTCGCGCTGAACAGATTCGATGGTGAAGACTTTTCCTTCATGCTTGTAGATCGGATGTCCCAAGAACTCATCCGATGGAAGAAGTTCTTCCTCTAGCACGATGGACATTGCGATTCCATGGATAGAAATCGTTCCCGCAGGAATCGCAACTGGCTCTGCATTTTCCATGATCGTGCGGTGAGTCAATCCACGCTTGGTCAGTTCCTCAAGCATTAGTCTTTCGATTGCGCTTTCGGGCATGTCATCGCTGCAATACTCTTGGATCTTATATCCATACTCTGCGACTGCATGTGGGGTGTACGGCTGCGACCAAATGGTAAACGGTTCACCCGCCTCCATGACTTGGCGCAGTTTATAGATGTACGATTCAAACCTATTCTTGCGCTCAGGGAAGTCCCTCCAAGGGCAATTCATGAGATGCTTGAAACGCTCTGTGATCAGGTGTTGAATGTCCATCAGATGCTCCGCAGTTTCTTTATGATGTCCTTGTCCATTGGAATCTTGACGAGGTCAATGCTCAGGTGAAACCGAGTCGGTTGGCTGTCGGGCAAGTACTCCAAGAAGACCAAGAATGTCTTCAGTATGTAGTGCAAATCCTCGTCTATCTTGAAGAACAGGAGTTGCGTCCCTGCCTCCACCCCGAAGACATTGCAGAATGTGATTATGTGATTGAGGATCAGACGATCCCGAAGGACACCCGACTTCTTGTAGCGTCGAAAGAGACGCTTCAGGTAGACGATACGGGCAAGATCTTCTTCGAACTCTTTGACCCCCATGCATTGGGGATTGTCGTAGTTCCGCATCGCGTATCGGACATAGTTTTCATCGGTCAGGCTGTCGCCTTTCATTACGAAGAGCCATGGCTATTAGCCGTTGGGCACGATCATCGCATGGACTTGAGTCAATCCATTTGGCAACTTGTTGGTCTCAACACGGAGTGCGAGACCATGACCGAGCATGGGGGTGATTCCGTCATCGTGATTTGTTCCGTAGGTCGTGCCGTCAGAACCAAACACGCCACCGAAACGAACAAGAGGAAGAAGTTCCTCTGTCTGTGTTGAGAGACGCATGGCACAGTCACGATCCATATGGAAATCTAGACCGACCATCTGAAGCCGACCCTGTGCCTGTTTTAGGGCAGACACAGGGTCGATGTATGGCTTCGCAGATAGCGCACCGAGATAGGTGTTGATACGAGCAATCGCTGCATTCGAAAGAGAGGACAGGTTGATGTCGGTGCCATCAAGTGCGTTGTCGCCATCCTGTGGACCTACCCGACCACGAATGCCCACCATGTCATATGCGGCATGGGCAGCGGTTTCGTTGATTGTCTTTCTCAGTTCTTTGAACGATCTCATGTTAACTCCTATCAAGCGGTTGTACCAAAGGACACATAGAAGGTAGTGGCAGCAGTCAGTCCACCCGCACCATTATCGGTGACAAGAAGAGTTACTGTGCGAGGTCCGCTGTTTGCAGTTGCACCAACCTTGTTGATCTTGAACACGGCGATGTTGTTGTTGATGTCCGAAGTGGGGCCAAAGAAGGTTTCATAGATCGCGGAGGGAACACCAGTTAGGAGAGTGCTTCCTGAGATGATGTTACCCGCTGCGCCGAACTGATCGGTTACTTCAGAGAAAGAAAGATTCTGCGTGAAGTTAGCGTCATTTGCAACAACCTTGATGTAAGCGGTCTGACCACCACCAAACTGCAAGGTAGAGACTCCGTAACCATTTACGGCATAACTTCCATAATTGGCACCACTTCCAGTAGCAGAGTTGGCGAAAGAGAGACCAAGCCCATCAACACCACCCGCAGTTGCGCTGTCGCCGCTGAACGGACATGTAAAGTACGGACGAGTGTTTGCCGCTTCTCCCGATGCAGCCGCGCCACCCGTAGCCGAAATGCGACCCGCATAGGATGAACTCGTAACGCCCGTGATCGATGGATCGATTGGCATTGCAACGAGAAGTTCCATAAACGGAGTACTGAATGTCAGGGAGGTCGCACCTCGGACACCCATCAACTGACCGCCAAGCGAAGTGCCGTCAAGTGGAAGTTCCCAACCCGCAACTGTGCGGATGCAGCGAATCTTTTGCGATGCGTTGAGCCATGTAGGCTTAGATTCCTCGCGGTCGTTTGCGTTCCAGTAAGACATTTTTGTGGTTCTCCTCTGTGCTTTCTATTTATCCGCCGATTTTCGGTGGGTTCTTGCCCTTGCCTGCTAGACCGTCATTGGTACCGAGACTCGACTTGGAAGTCGGCTTGGCAGTCTTGCTAGCAACAGAGGCGGGGGTTTCTAGTTCATTTGCCTTATGCGAAGGGTTCGAAACCTTTCCTGCGGGAACGACTGCTGTCTTTCCCTCAAGGTGCAGTTGAACTGCCTTGGCAAAGTCATTGGCTTCCTTGGTGGTACCACGGCAACCACAATCCTTCACAGCCTCATTGAAGAGATTGACAAGGGTGTTGCGACGATCCTCAAGGACGGTCTTTTCTGCAACGATCTTGGCGGCTTCAGCAGCCTTCTCTCCCAAGCAAGGGAGGATGTCTACATCGTTGCGATGTTCGTTTAGGAACTTGGTGATGTCAGCGACCACCTTAGAGTTGAATGGATTGTGGAACATGGTGTCTCCTGTTGATACTGGTTATTTATAGATGCGCGTTATCCGCCCTTTGCTTTCTTCCAAAGATCGGCATCAGCAGTCTTGCGGGTCTTGCCACCCACAATGAAAGAGTTCACACGGGCGAATGCCCATTGATGGCTTGTAGCACCAGGACGGTGTCCCCCCTTCCATGCAGCCATGCCCCTGTCATACACTTTCTTGAGGATGCCGTATGAAATGCCGCTAGCCTTTGCTTTTTTTTCCAAAGCGGCGATGCGAGCCTCTGTAATGTCTTGTTTCAGGGACTTGTAGTTTTTCATGACTTCTTCTCGGGGTTGTAGCCCCATACCTTGAGTGCGAGCAACTTGCGTGTTGGGCGACCCTTCTCGTCACGCATGCCGCCCTTGGCACCCTTCATGCGGTTGATGAAGTTAACTTGCTTACCCGCCCATTTCCAATCGTTTGGTGTCCACTTTTCCTTGGGGGTGTCAAGCATGCGGATGATGGCACGGGCAGAGTCACGACCACTTGTGATCTTCTTGCCTCCTGCTCCTGCCTTTCCTGCCTCCTTGCGAGACAGACCCGCTTCCTTGCCCTCGTCAGAATCAAGGAACGACTGAATCTCCTTGCCCGACATGTTTACGAGTTTCTGCCACTCCTTGTAGAGAGCCGACTTTTCCTCTTCCGACTTCTCTTCGCCAAGCCGCTCACGCTCTCCTGGAGTGTCCTTCTTATATGTCTTGACGATCTCGTCGCTGCCGACCAACAGCGGGCCTCTCTTGCCCATTGCAGTCCATTGCAGGACAGCATTGATCTTCTTCGATTCGTTCAGCCAGTTCTCTGTGGTATCGGTTTCCTCGCCGTGCATCTTCCACGCAGTAGCATAGAAGACTTCCTTCCAACGCTTGCCATATCGCTTTTGGAACTCCTTCTTGATCTTCTCTTTCTTGGAGAAGCGACGAGCAGGGCCGCTTGGAGGACTGACTTCGACCAAGAGGTAGTCAAAGTCTTCGTTGATGTCGGTCTTGGGCAATTCGCTGCCCATCTCGCTATCGCGGATTTCCTTCAGCAAATCAATGTATGAACGAGTCAATTGGGCAGCCTCCTGCATGTTACGAGTCAAGCAACGCTCCTCGTAGGCAATTGCCATACGAAGTTTGATTGCGTTTCTTTCATCAGATTCATCGATCTTGGACAGACGCTCCATTGCATCGTCGTGTTCGTAGCCATTCTTGAGAGCCTTCAACTTACCCTTCTTGGCGAGTTTCTTGTACAGGGTGCTGTACTTCGATGGCTTGGTCTTGATGTCTTTCTCATCGGGATTGACAAACTCCCATGTCTGTGGATCGTCATCAGACATTGTCTTGCGCTTTTCAAGACGCTTCTTGCGAAGTTCGGCTTCTTTCTTGCTCAGACCCGCGACATACTTCTTGGGTAGACCCGAACCCTTGTCCTTTGGGCTTTCCTTTGTTTTACCTGTCTTGGTCTTGAACTCCTTGCCCTTCGTGACATCTGCTTCAATAAGGGGATTGCCTTCCATCTCATCGCCCATACCGAGCATGCTGAGGAAACTCATGGCACCCGACACCAACTTAGTGGCGTAGACACCAATATCAATACCACCCGATTCCATGAACTTGTGGAATAGTTTGGCAATGATCTTGCCAATCTTGTTGTCTTGGGCAAACATTGAAAGGGTAACCCCTGCGCCCGAAGCCTTGTATGCCTGAAGCATGACTTCATCGCGGACACGCATGACTTCTCGCTTGAAATCTGCGGGTGGAATCTTGCCTTTCTTGTTCACCAAAGTGAAGACCTTTGCGCTGACTGCGGGAGTCTTCATGATCTCCGCAACAGCCTTCGCAGCATCTTTGACTGCGGTCTTTTCAACAAGTTCTTCCTCTTCTTCCTCGTCGCCCTTGCGCTTGGAGTTGATATCGGGCTGTGGGTAGATCGCTTCTGCGGGATCGACAACCATGCCTGTCTTACTGAGGAACTGCAATCCAATCAGCACCTTTGTGGACATGTGACTGCGGTCGCCAAGGCTGAACTTGATGTTGGGATATTTCTTGCCATGGAACTCAATGTCCATGAGAACCACAAGACGCTTCTTCTCACCGATACCGCTCTTGACGGTGATGCGACTGACGATCTTTTTAGTGACCTTCTTGCCATTGGGCAACTTGAAGGTGACTGTGTGATCGCCGTTGTCCTTGATGTCCTCGGCATGGATCATGTTGTAGCCGCTGTTGCCCGTGTCGATCTTGGCGGTGTACTCCGCACCATCGATCTTCACTTCTTCACGCACGGCTAGGTTGGAGAACAACTTCCAATGTGCCTTGTTGAGGATGTAATCGACCAAGTCCTCTACAAGTTCCTCCCCCTTGACATTGTTCTTGCCCTTGCCATCCTCGTAGTAGCGGTAGTAAATGTTTCCGCTACCTGGGCTTGCATTCATCTCAATGATGTATGGCTTGCCCTGATTGATGACATGGTCGATACCGACATAGTAGCACTTGCTTACCCTTGCAGCCCGCTCCACCAACTTTATTTCCTCGTCAGAAAGTTGGAAAGACCCGCCCTTTGAACCACGGGCGATATTCGTGCGGAAGTCCTTGGGTGCCTTGTCTCTCTTGGCACACGCAAAGATCTTTCCGTTCAGCACGATGCTGCGGACATCGTTCTTGAAGTCAGGTAGGAACTCCTGAATGATGACTTCTGCCTTGTACTTCCATAGCGTCTGAAGCACCGACTTCAGGCTCTCCATGCTTTCGATCTTGGAGACACCGATGCCTTCCGCGCCCGTGAGAGTCTTCACAATGATCGGGAACTTGCCACCGACTTCCTTGACCGCAGTTTCAATGTTCTCCTCGTTGGCAACGAATGCCGTGCGGGGGTGGGGCAACTCATGCTTCTTCAGGGCGATTGCCGTCTCCAACTTGTTGGCGCACAGTTCCATGCCACCACGCTCGTTGACCATGAACACGCCATTGTTCTGTAGGATGGTCATGATTGCGACTCCGATGTCGCTATTCATCACGCCACCGCGAACAATAGCAACCGTGTCGCTTGGATTGATGGTGCAGTCCTTGCCTTCACCGTCATAGTTCTTGATGACGATCTTCTTCGATGCAACGCTAGAAATGTCAACCTGAGCCTTGCTCGTCTTCACGGCATAGAACTCAATCTTTCGTCGCTTGCAGATCGCTTCCATCTTCTCAATGGTGTCGCTCAGATCCTTCTCCGACGATGTGAGGGCTAGGATGGTTACCTTGTCCTCTCCATCCTTGGCTTCGAAGATGTACTCTTCCTTGAGGTTCAATCCTTTTCGGACATCGTTGTACATCTTCTTCTTGAGAGCCATGTCGGTTCCCGCGACACCTGTGGCAAACTTCTTGAAGTCGCCATCAAATGCTGCTGCTCTCATCTTGGAGGCAGACATGCCCTGAACGCCCTGTGCATCATCGTCACGGGCTTCCCCTGCCTGTACGACTTCGAAGTTGTCGAATGAGTACTTGCGCTTCTTTGGATCGCGCTCGGCGGTTCTGCCCTTGTACTTTGCGATGTTCTTGAAATTCTCGACCTGATCGCTGCCTGCAATCATCACGATGTTCTTGTAGCCCAAGTCACAGACATGCAGAACCGCAGAGTATGGATCTCCCGCCTTGTTCAGAGGGAACTTCGCCTTGGGGAAGAACTTCTTCAAGTACTCCACCTTCTGCTTATGTGTCAGGGGATTCTTTTTGGGATCCTGTGAGGTAGAGGCAAAGATGAAGTGATCGGCATTCCGCTTGGATGCCTCGGAGAGAACTTTGTCAACAAGCACACCGTGACCGATTGTCGGTGGGTTCATGCGACCGAATGCAATGACTACCGTGTCTTTCTTCGGTGCTTCCGTGAGGTGCTGTGCAAAGTTCTTCACGACTCGTTTACCTTTCTATTCTGTCTGCTGAACCGCAGACGATTGACCAACTTGACCGCCGTACCCGTTCTGACGATCACGATTCCTTCGGGGTCGGTGGGACGAATACCATCAGCATCCATGAAGAAGTGACCAAGGGCAGAGACCGCATACAACTTTCCAAGGATCATCTCCTTGACCTTTGCGATCTTGTTATGCAGTTCAAACATAGCATTGAACTGATCCTCGTAAGCATCGATGAAAGCGAGGATGTCGTTCATGGCGGTTTCCTTCGCCTGTCTCCCCTTCTCGGTCTTCAACTTATTTAGTTCCTTTTCCAACTTAGTCTTTACATACAGTTTCAGACCACTTGCGCTGAAACTGGTCAGACCGCCGTTGATCGTGCTGTTGATGTAGGGGAGCATCAGCGGCATGAGGTCTTTACGGGCAAGCAGGGGCTTCAGGAAAGGCTTTACCTTCTTGGCTAGCGTCTCGCACTCGGTGATGCCCCGAAGCGCGGTATCGCCTTCCCCGCCCTTCAGGAGGGCAGGGGTGAGGTCGTAGATGTTCGGATCGGTGAACCAAACATCAGGATGCTGCTTGAGTTTGCTAGCGTTGAAGTTGAAGGTGGTTGCCTTCAAATCGGCAAGGGTCTTGCCTGAATACTCGGTGTGGAATGTAATTCCAATCTTTGCGGCTGCAATCCGCTTGCCGATTTCGCTGTCAGACGGGACGGTGTATAGAATCGTATTTGGTTGGAATCCAATATGTGGCTTTCCGCCAATCGTCAGACTCTTCTTACCATCAGCGGTGAACATCAGGTCGCCCTGAAGCACACCCTTGATTCCTACCTTTGGCAAATACTTCAGGCATTGAACCAACTTGTCTGCCAAGTCCTTGATGTCAAATCCCTTGCGAATCTCTTCTTCGGTATGAAACACCTTCTGCACTTGCTTGCCGAAGACACCCTTGATAGCGACGAAAAACTTCTTGTTCTCGGGATTGATGCCGCAGATAACAGCAGGCTTTCCATCCCATTTTGTGGACATTCCTAGCGATGTGTTGCCCGTCTTGAGACTCTGAACGATGTCCTTCATGAAGGCAATCGCATTGTCCAAGCCACTCCCACCCTTGAGGAGCATGAGATCTTCGATGTGATCTAGGTGCTTGTTCTGCTCAGTTTGCTCCATGAGAGGGAGCATTTGCTTAAATGACAGCATAGGGTGTCTCCTGTGCGGTTATTTAGGCTCATATGAAATAGGCGGGGCGGGAGTCGAACCCGCATGAGGGCGATTATAAGTCACCACCTTTTACCACTATCAGGCACCCGCCCGTAGTTTAAGACCAACCCTTTATGGTTGGCTTCTCGCGCCCGTACCCGCCCGTGCGCCTGTGTGCGCCCCCGCCCCCGTGCGCGTGAGGGGCATCGTCTTCGTCTTGGTCATCGGCACCGTTGCCTTGAATCAACTGCTGTTGCGATTCGTCCACATCAAACAACTTCATCTTGGCACGGTCGATCCCGATCACGAACTTGCGATTCGTGGCGACATCGTTGTAGCGGTTCTTCAACTGCTTGACCATGACCTGTCCCAACTCGTCCAACTGTTCCGTGGCGATGAGGGCGAACATGAAGTCTGCGGTGGCGGGTAGACCAAAAGATTCCGATGTGTCAGTCAGTTCCACATCGGTATTGCCGAAGCCCGAACGATTGGTCTGTGTTGCGGTGAAGATCGGCACCCCAACCTCCACAGCCAAGCCGCGAAGTTCCTCTGCAATTGCCTTGACATAGGTGTACGAATTGACATTTCCGTTCGCCTTGAAGCGAGACGATGCACAAATGTTCAGGTAATCGATGAAGATAACATCGGGCTTGAAGTTCTTCTTCAGGCGCAGTTCATCCAACAAGTGACGGAAGTGATTGGCATTCGCAGATGCCGTGGGGTACTCCTTGATCAGAAGTTTGCCTGTGATGCCCATGGTCACCTTGGCAAGCCGCTTGGCATAGATCTCCATTGGCAACTTCTTGAGATCGTCTAATGTGATATCCATAAGGTTAGCATCGATTCGCTCTGCAATCCGCTCCTCTGCCATCTCACAGGTGATGTACAGGACATTCTTGCTCTGTGACAAGCAGTTAGCGGCATGGTGGCACATGAACAGGGACTTGCCCACGCCTGTACCCGCGAGGATGACATTCAGAGTCTTGTCGGGCACACCGCCGTTGGTGATCTTATTGAAGTAGTCTAGGTCGAATGGTGTCTTCTTTTCTACGCGGTGGTAGAAGTCGTACCGCTTCTCGGCATCCTCAATGAAATCGTGACCGATGTGTTCATCGAACGACACGCTGAGTGCCTTGGTCAGGATCTCGGGGATGGCGTTCTTCGACCGACCCTTCGCCTTCTTCTCGTCAAGGAGTTCGATGGACTCCATCAGGGCGTTGTAGACCGCCTTGTCCTTGCAGAACTTCTCGGTCTGATCAACAAGCCACTCCTCATCAGGCTCCTCGGTGCCTTTGTCCATCGTCTCTACCAACTTGACACACTCATCAAACTCACCCTGAGATAGACCGTCCTGTTGATTCAGGATGATCTTCAGGGCTTCGCGGGTGGGAGCGGTGGAGTACTTTTCGATGAACTCAGACACCGTGTTGAACAGCCGCTTCTCACAGGAGTCGTGAAAGTACTCCTGCTTGAGAAATGGTTGGACGCGGCGTGTGAACTCGGGTCTGTGAAGAAGACTGCGTAGGATGATGAGTTCAATCTTGTCGCTCATATGTTAATGCAGATCATAACATACCTTCTTCAGAAGGCAATAGAAATCATTTCTGAAGAACAAAGATTCCACACCCATTCCACCAACCACTTGAATCGTCTGAGCCGTAAAACTCTTGCTTATGAAGCGTTTTAAGTTTTAGTTCGTTTATGGCACGATATGTTCCATTTTGAACTTTAGACCATGACCAATCATCAACCATGAAGATGAAGGTTTCTGCCATCGAATCGTAGTAATGTTGAAGTGCGCGGTACTGATTGATCTCTTGATGCTCACCATCGTAGAAGTAAACATCAATATTTGAGATGCCTCTTTCTATTGGATTGAATGAGAAGCAATCCTGATCGATCAAGTTTGGCTCTCCTCCGATCAATCGCTTCCAATTATCAACAAACTCTTGACGAGGTCCACCAAATTCAGAGAAGTCATCGATAACTGTGTAGTTGAGTCTGCTGTGGTTTCCACGGAGGGCTGCAATTGCAGTAGATCCCTTCCACACCCCAATCTCCAAGTAGTTCTTTACGATTTCCTTAGAAAGCAGTCTGTTTGCAAACCTCTTGTATTTCGCTCCCGAAAATCCCTGAATAGAAAGGATATCGTCAGTTACATTTGACGGCTGCGTGTCATCTAGAGACTCTTGTAGGGAAGTAATGAGTTGTTCTACTCTGTTTGTCATTGTGTTGCCTCTGTTGTACGAATGTTCTCACCTAGCCATGCCATGAGTTTTACCTTTGGTGTCCAATCAAGAAGTTCCCGTGCTTTTGTATTGTTGCAAAGAGTATGTCGGGCTTCACCTTGTCTAGGAGGAAGGAATTTGATCGTACCATCCTCTCCTGCAATGGTTCTAGCGATATGAATTACAGAATGAGATTGTCCTGTTCCGATGTTGATGATTCCACCATTGAAGAATTTGGTAGAGGTTCCTGCTAGTATGTTTGCTGACACAATATCGGACACATGTATGTAATCCCGTGTTTGCATCCCATCTCCAACAACTGTAAGAGGCTTACCCTCTTCCTTCTGCCGCTTGAAGACAGCGACCACGGGACAGTACTGCCCCTTGTTTGACTGCCCCTCCCCGTACACATTGAAGTATCGAAGACAAACAGTATCCATGAACCGTGGCTCGGCATACAGTTTGCACAGTTGCTCACACATCAACTTGCTTGTTGCGTAGATGTTCAGACAATCGACAGGCTCGTTTTCGTCCTGTCCACCGCCATAGCCACCCTTACCGCCGTTACCATAAATTGCGGATGTGGAAGAGAAGACAAATCGATTGACTCCACCCTTCTTTGCACAGTCCAAGATATTGAATGTCCCTGTGACATTCGATGCAAATGTCTTGGCGGGATCAGCAATGCAACGCTGAATGCTAACCTCCGCTGCCATGTGAAACACAGTATCAACTCCCTCAAAATCCGAAGGGACTAGGTCATTGATGTCTGAATTGATGTTGATGGCACGATCATTCCACTTGAAAGATTCATGCCCTTCCGAACTTTCGTTGTCCACACAGATGACTGTGTGTCCTTGTTCGATGAGTGTGTTGACTAGGTGTGAGCCGATGAAGCCCGCACCGCCAGTAACCATGTATTTCATTGTGCATACCTCATGATGTAAATTTCTTCAATTGCTTGCTGTGGATATGTAGGCTGAGAATTTTGGCTCTATCTCCCGTTCTGCGATCTACCACGGAGAAATACCGTTTTCCTTGCTTGTCCCGCATCTCCTCGAATCCCCACTTTTTCGTTGCCAACATTCTTCCAATGTAATGATGACCAAAGATAGTGCCAGGTGGATTTCCATTGTTACATCCACCAAAGAACTGACCGATGCTGATCGGATCAAAGATGCCTCCGATGAAAGACCAAAACTTTGAGAAGTCGCCTTCGACCCAAACGGGAAGAGTATTCACATACACATCTCCCAACTCTCTCTGAACACGCTTCCACAAGTACATGTCATACGCTGCTTGTGGATTGTCCTTCTCGTTCATCATCTCCCAAAACTTGTCATTGATGTCCATCAAAGACCTGTAATCCTTGATGTACACCATTCCAAAGATCAGGGCATTTTCATGCTCGGCAGTCATGGCGGTTCTGTTGTACAGACGCTTCACTTTTTCGGCTACCTCATCCATATTACAATAGATCATGACATCGTTGTCGAACGAGAATGTGTTCTTCAAGTTGTGCTTTTTCATGACCTCTTCAATATAGAAGGGGCGCATCAAGCAAGCCTTCCAAAGAGGATCCCGATCTCCTGCCCAATGCCCCGTCGAGTCAACATCATACCTAGGCTTCAGATCAGAGATTTTTTCCCACTTGACATTCAGCCGTTCGAAGTTTTCTTTGTTGGAAACATTCTCATCGTCCAAGATAACGACGATATCGCTGTTAGGCGACCACTTTCTCGCTTGCTCTAGAGATGTCCAAATGTGGTTTTCCCACGGATCGTAGTGGGTGTTCGTCTTGGGATCGTATGACTTGTTTCCCATTTGAAAAATGACAATAGATGATTCTGACATGATGATTACCTTTCAGGATGGATTTCTTGTGTGAATGATGCAGGGGTCTACTGGATTGCTGTATTGAGTTATGTCCTTTTCCGAGTAGACAAATGTGTTGTGCTTCCATGAGAGCAGGCTCATGATGCTTTGGTCGTGTCTGTGATCCTTGAACTCTTCGTAGTTGGGCAACCGCTGTGTGTTGGGCAAGTCTGTGAGAATCCTAGGATCTTTCGCGTACTCCAACCACTCCTTGACAAAGGACATGCTGCCCTCCGTCTTCTTGCATACGAAGATGCTAGCCATTCGCTGATCTGCTCTTCGCATTTCCTCTGTGTCCATGCCCATCAGGACAAAGCAGTCTCGTTTTGTGAACATGCCGTTGGTCCCACACCAACCGAATGTGAGGATGCCCATGCTGCCGATGCGATCTTCTATAGCATCTATGTCAAGCCATTTCCATGGATTACTTTGGAAGTACATTCCTGCGTCCGTGTACATGAGCCAATCGTTGGTGTTCATTTGCTCCAAGTGACGGAGAATCAGGTATGGCTTCCAAAGCCAGTATCCCGCACCTCTTGTCTGAGAAAGCGTATACGCATTCTCTTCTCTGAAGCGATCATCCAAGTCTTCAAGACCATATCCGATGCTCTTGTCGAATCCACCGTGAGATAGTGCGGTATCGCAACACAGTTTCTGTGATGCTTTGTATCTACCGTGGGCGTAGTTGATGTGAATTTTCATGCAGTTGCAGAAAGATTATTAAAGAACTGATCCACAATCTTGGAGATGTATGAAATCTGTTCCTCTGTGATAACGGGGCTTGTCCCCAAGAAGAAGGTGTCTTTGGTCACCTTGGTTGCCACGGGGAAGTCATTCTTGGCATCCATATCAACTGCTAGATGCTCATATCCAGGCTGTAGCAGAATGTTGCCACCGAAATAGTTCCTTGTTTGAATCTTGTTGTCTTCCAAGAACATCGTGAGATCGGTTCTCTTGAAGGGTGCCCCATCTCTGATTGTAAGTGGAAATGCAAACCAAGCAGGATCGGCCTTTGGTGTGGGGATCGGCAAGTGGAAGTACTGCCCGTACTTGGAGAACACATTCAAGAGCAGGGAGTAGTTTCGCTTTCTGATGTCGATGATGTTGTCCAACCGATCAAGTTGAACAAGTCCCATCGCTGCTTGCAGATCAAGAGGCTTTAGGTTGTAGCCAATCTCCTCATAGACATACTTGTGATCGAAGATCTCATCAGGCATGCTTGGAAGCCAGTTGCTGAACCGCTTCTTGCACATACCGTTCTTAAGACAGGACGCAGCCTTGCCCGAGCAATAACAGCCTCGCCCCCACTCCCTCAGACTCTTGATCAGCATTTCCTGCTCTTTAGTTCTAGTGGCAATGAAACCACCTTCGCCCATCGTTATGTGGTGGGCAGGATAGAATGAACAACTAGCCATCTCACCGAACGAGCCTAGCATCTTGCCATCGTAGGTGCTTCCCAAGGCATCGCAGCAGTCCTCAATCAAGATGAGGTCATACTTTTTCACGATGTCCATCACGGCATCCATGTTGGGAGGATTGCCTAGGACATGTGCAAACATCAATGCCCGTGCCCCGTTCTTGGCGGCTTCCTCCAACTTGACCACATCCAAATTCAGAGTATCGACTTCAATGTCGATGAATACTGGCGTGAATCCGTTCTGAATGATGGGGTTCACAGTAGTCGGAAATCCTGCAACAGGGGTGATGATCTTGGACCCCTTCGGAAGATTCCAAATCTTCCGCGATGTGAGAGCAGACACCATCAGGAGGTTTGCGCTAGAACCGCTGTTTGTGAGACAGCCGTGATCCTTTCCAAGCCGCTTGGGGAACTTGTTTTCAAACCTAGTACCGTTCTCTCCTAGGCAGAGCCAACCACCCAAGAGGCATTCAATGACTGCGATGTACTCCTTCTCGTCCATGAACGAGCCTGAATACTGCACCCAATCAGTTCCTTCCTGCCAAGTCTTTTTCTTGGAAGAAACAATTTCGGTGACCAGTTTGTTGATCAACTGCTGCTTGTCTTCAAGACGAATGTTTAGTTCCACCACTTGTAGATACCTCTTGCTTGCTTTGGTGTCCAACCTATGTTGCGAATTTTACTGGTGTTCAGCGAGTAGCGCAAGTCTTGTCCCCACCGATTCGGAACAAATTGTATCTCGTCTCTTGTTTTTCCAAAGACATTCAAAAGCGTTTCAACCACCTCAAGATTGGTCATGTGGTTGTCTGCACCGATATTGAAGGTATCGTTCTTGACACCGTTCGCAATCAGGGTGTAGATTCCATCTGCATTGTCCTTCACATAAATCCAATCTCGCACATAGGAACCGTCTCCGTGGAGAGGAATCTTCTTTCCAGTTTCAAGGCAGCGAATCGACTTGGGGATCAACTTTTCATAATATTGCCGCTGACCATAGTTGTTCGAACTGCGGGTAATCAGGTAGTTGATTCCGTAGGTGCGATGATAGGAAAGAACAAGCATTTCCGCTGCTGCCTTGGACGCGGAATACGGGTTGCTAGGAGTCAGTTTGTCAGACTCGCTGAAAGACCCATTTGGTCTATCTCCATAAACCTCATCTGTGCTGATCTGTACAAATAGAGGTCTCTCATGTGGTGGCTTGCCACGGATGATCTCAAGTAGATTGTGAACCCCAATGATGTTGCTTCTGATGAAGGGGTTTGTATCGTTGATTGAGTTGTCAACATGAGTTTCGGCAGCAAAGTTGACAAGAACATCACAAGAAGGGAGATGCTTTATCTCGCAGATATCTGCCTTGTGGTGCTTGTAGTTTGGATTGCCATCGAAAGGCAGTTCCTCATTTGAGCAGTAGGTCATGCAGTCGAAATCAACGACCTTATGCCCCTCTGCAAGAGCCTTTTCGACAAAGTGACTACCAATAAAGCCACGCCCGCCTGTCACAACTAGTTCCATGATAAACCTTTCAGATGTCAAATGCCTAGAATTTTGTCAACCGCTTGCATCGTATTTATGGATGGTCTGTATCCATAGGATCGAAGTTTGTCGTTGTTGAGACAAACATCTTTCACCTGTACAACCCGATGAAAATGCGGAGTTTCAATCGACACCAACTCCGATGATGAGTTCAGTTTGTCCTTGCTATATCGTATGATGTCGCCAATCTTGCTTGGCTCAGAGTTGCTTATGTTTATGATCTCGCCCACGGGGGCGCGAGTCACGGATGTGTTGATAGCCCTACATGCATCTTCAACATCCATGAAATCTCTGATGTTGGAACCCCCGTCATAGAGTTTAACTGGCTCGTCTGCTCTCAAGAGGTTGATCATGTTTTGCAGAGCGTTCTTCTTGGGGGAAACACCCCTATCACCGCTGCCAATGATGTTGGTTAAGCGAAGTATTCGGTACTTCATCCCCATCGTTTCACAGTAGCAAATCAGCATCTGCTCTGCCGCTCTTTTTGTGATGGAATAGAATCCTCTAGGATCGCAGGGATCAGATTCCTTTGTGTCTAGAGTGCAGTTCATCCCATATACAAACCAAGAACTCACAAAATTGAAAGTGGCAGTTGGATACTTCTTTCGTGAAGATTCCAACACATCAATCAACTTGCTGAGATTGGTGTCGATGTCCTTGTGCGGTTCTGTAAAGATGTGATAGTTGTGAGTCGTACTGATGAAGTACAAAATGCTGTCGGACAGCGGCTCGTCTTGATCCCGAGGAACCAACACAGTATCACCGCCATACATCTTCGCGTATGTTCCACCAACAAATCCTGTGCCACCATATACAGAGATCATGATGTTAGGCCCCAATCTTCATCTGTTCAATCCACCAAGAAGACTTCAACATATTCATATTCCATGTTGTCTTACTGAACTCTTCGTATGTCTTGTTTAGAAGGTCTTCAGTCACATCTTGGTACGAATTTACGAACAGAATCGGTAGATTTCTCTCTAGCGAGGAGTGAACATGATTCCTCTGAACAATAGGAATCACACCACAATAAAGAGACTCCCACATTCGATGTGTATCAACTCCATTACCACGCGGGCAAAGCATGAACTTGTGATCAAGAAGTTCTTCTTTGTATGACCCCAATTGACCACCCTCTACGGGCTGACGAACAGTAGCCCACGGCTTGTCCGAGAACATTGGATACAGAGGCTCACGAACATCAGGTCGAGTCCATGTACGATGGTTCACATAAAGAAGACGGTTGCCTTTTGTTTTGGCAGCATCAAGCCCCCTCTTAGCGGTTAGACCCAACACACAGAAGTCATCCGCGATTCCTAGGGGGACACCGTGTGCCCTACTGCACTCATTATTACATCCCCACCATGTGACTGAAAGTTTTGACTGCATCGCGTCAAAGATAGAGTCGGTGATTGCGTAATCACTTTGTCCCGTCAGTAGAATGAAAGGAGTGCTACATCTGTTGTTGTTCAGGTACGCAACTAGATGTCGCAAGTAGTCGAACTTACAGTAGACTACGGATTTTGGAGTTAGGGCAGCAAAGTTAAACAGATTGATATAATCGCCGTGATGATTGCTTCTACGGGCAACTTGCTGTGCTGTTGGGGGAATTCGATATGCGCCATCCAATGCAGATATGGCAAACCAAAAATCACATTTGGATATTAGGTTTTGAGAACTTAGTACCTCTGTTGGCTCAATTTGCAGATTCATAGTTCGTGTCGATTCTCCCTGAACCATGTCTCCCCTGGGTACATGTGAGGAGTTTCCATGCCCGTTCTAGTCTTGAAGGGCGTAGCCATGCAGCCACATGCTTTGTTAGTTCCTGTCGGATCCTCTTCCATCTTCATCCCAAACATGAAGTGAGTATTGTAAGCGGTGTACTTACTGTTTGGCTTGGTCTTGGTGTTCTTTCCAGGCAAGCACTTTTCGTCGCAGTTGTAGAGCAGATTTGGTGTGAGATAGTTTCGCATGTGGCGACCAAAACGATTCTCAAATCGCCACATCCAATCGCCATCCTCCTCACCAAAGCCAATCAGTCTCTCGTCAAAGTATCCAACTCTTGATGGATCCGTCATGTCCTTTCGATACACACAGAAATGACCCCAATGGTAGTTGATTCGGAAGGACTCGTCGCTCTGAGTCCGATTTTCAACAAGCATCTTCTCAAAGTCATCGAAGAACCCATCCTTGAAAATGGTGTCATCGCTGAGGATCAGGGTGTAGTCATGGCTTGTGAAGTTCACGGAGGTGTTCCACATGAAAGAACAACCACGCATAAATGGCGACATCACAAGGTAGGTGTTTGGGAAGTTGGAGGCATAGTTAAGCATGCCCCTTCGATAGTCTTCACTAAACGGCTCGTTGTTTTGACCGTTAACAAAGATCACCTTCTCAACGCTCGGTCTCTGACGGTGAAGGTTCGCAAGAAGAACCTTGAAGTACGAATCGAATCTATAGACATATGTCTGAACTGCGATGCTGTAAGTTGGTTTTTCCATGTTGTAGTCTTTCAAATCTTAACTCGTTGAATTTGATCGTGTGGGATCGGCTGAAATGGTGCTTGCGAAACAGTCGAAGACCATTGATACTTGCACATCACCTTGTCGATTACCAATTCTGTCTTCGCTTTTGAGATTGCGTCCATGACAAAGATGGTGTCCTCTTGAGTGTTTGAATCGCCAAAAGGAATGTTTCTTGCAAACGCAGTCTTCCATGCACACCAATGCCAAGGCGGTCGATTACAAGGAATGGGATTGCCGCGATCATCTGTGGCTAGTTGATCGAAAGGAAACTTACAGTTGTGCTTGAGACTTGTGCGGATAGTCCACGACTTGCCATCGATGTTTGCATCTTGGTTATAGCAAATGACATCCACATCCAAATCGTTGATAATAGCCTTCCGCATGGTTTCAACGAAGTCAGGGGTCACATCGTCATCATCATCAATGATGCATGTGTACTTGCCTTGAGCGATGTGAAACAGGCACGACCTCTTTCTGCCAATGCTCATGACCCTGTTGTCCATGATAGTCAGCACTTCAATGTCCTTCTGATCACCGATCTGTGACAGAAGCCTAGCATAAAGAGGCTCCAAATGCATTCGTGTTCTGTTCGGAAGGCTCGGAATACCGATTGTAAGTTTGATGTTCTTGTTCATCGTGCCACCTGATGGTTGTGCGTCTCTTCGAAAGTCTTGCTGCACTTGTAGTTGTAGATCACTCCCTCAATCCACTCCTCTTTCTTGAGGTAATGGCGAATACCCATGCTGAACGAACGGTCCTCCCCGCTGTTCCATGGTGGAAACCCAACCTGTACAGCAATTGCCCTACGAACAGCATTGAGGTGGTTCGGGGGTCGATAGTACACCTTGCCCTCATGATCATCAATCCATTGAGTATAGCGAAGCGAGTGAATGAACGGTCGGCTATAACCATCTGAGAAGACGATCTCGCCCGTGAGGGACGAGCAGTCGGGGTTCTTCGTCAGAGCATTCAGAACCTTTTCGATATAGTCGGGGCTGACCGTGTCATCGTCATCAACAAAGGCAACATACTCGCCTGTTGATTGGGTGAGCAGCATGTTGCGCTTCTGCCCGATGCTCATCTGCCTGTTGTCAGACAGGGACAGCACTTCGACATTTCGCTTGCCGATCTGATTTGCCAGTTCGGCTTTCAGTTGCTCAAGTTTGGGCTTCCGCTCCTCTAGGCTAGGAATCAGAATAGAAAGTTTATGCATTGGTCGCCAAGACATTCTTGATCTCCTCGGGCTTTAGGTCAAAGTTTCTTGCAAGACGCTCCTCAAAAAGCGGCTTGTCGTGTGCATACATTTCGGGAGACTCGTTCCGCGCATGGAGTGCATCGGGAGTCGTAGCCCCAACCCATTGGTGCTGAATGATGACATGATCAATGAACACGACCTTGCCAAGCATCTTCGCAACTTCCGTGAACTCATTGTCGCAGAATACGGACTTATACCCAGGGTAGTAAAGGTACCCAAAGCGTTCGAAATACTTGCGCCCCAAGATGGATAGTGTGATCAACTTGTTGCCTCCTGAGAATCCATCGTTAAACCACAGGACACCATCCGTGTCGGGGAAGAACTTCGCCATCGCCCGTGCAATGACATCGTCGTAACCTCCGTGGATAGGAATCATATCATCGGATGCAAGCAGGATGACATCGGGATTCAGGCGACGAACCACATCCAAGTCAGCGTTGATGGCAGAGATCTTGCCCGTGGACTTGCCACATACGGGATGGATACGCCCCTCAAGTTGTGAATTCAAACGACTGAACAGCGACCACATGTTGTCATTGTTCATGCTCGGATCGTCGTGATCAAACGAAACAACGAAATGTACCTCATGCATCCCCGAAAGGAAGTTGATGTACTTGTTCAATACTCCCACAAACTTTTCAGGTCGCCCCCGCGTGGGGAACTTAATCACCATTCTCATCGGTCTCTCCCTTGTCATCATCGATGAACTCTACGACAGCATTCCCCGAATAATCGGCGGCATACTGCTTGGCTCGGCTGTAAAGAGATGAATCAACCTCACGGACATACTTGATGAAGTTGAGTGCGAAGTTCTGAATCGCATCATCAACCATCTGCTGCTCCTCTTCAGTCATCTCCTCGTCTTCCTCAGGATGCTCGTCGCCGTAGTCGCGGTCATCGTTTGGTAGATTGATGCCACACTCCTCGGCAAGTTCCCGCATAGAGCAACCGAAGACCATGGCGGGTGTTCCCTCTCCAAGCCAACCGCCCAAGCAGTTGTGTTCAATCCATTCAACTGCCTCGTCTTCCTCCATGTTGTCTCGCTTGATCAGAATGTCAATACAGCGACCATAGTCATAGACCGCGATTGCGCTCTTCTGACCGAATCGGCGCAGGACACCGATGAATGCGGGTTCAAAGCCGTCCCATAGGAGCGGCGGTGTATCATTCGACATCCTTGACCTCCTCCATGTCCTCATCCTGTCCGTACTTGAACTCCTTGGCAGCAGCCTCATCAAGAGCCTTGATCACATCCTCTGTGAACCACTTCTCAGGATTCTTGATGATCTTGGATTCAAAGTCAGACTTGCCATCAGGGAATTGAACCTTGTTTGCAACCTTCTTGAAGATTGCATGCTTGATGCCTAGATCGATCAGACCGTAATACCGATCAAGACCGCTATCGAAGTTCAGGAGGACATCAACCACGCGGTTCTCCTTGGTGAGGCGGCTCTTGTAAGCCTTGCAATGAATGATGTTGCCGATGATCTGTCCGTCACCGTCCTTGTGCTTCTTCTTGGACAGGTAGATGATCGTAGTTGCGGCGTACTTGAGACCGCTGCCGCCACCCATCTCCTTGGTCGGGACATATGCACCCACAACATCGTAGGTGTGGTTCGTCACAATCATGGGAATGTTATGCTTGCCCAACTTGAGGGTCACGGTGCGGAAGACAGACTTGATGACCTGACTGCGGGTCATGTCGCGGACTTCCTTGCCTTCTGTGCTGTCGTTCATCTCCTTGGAAGTCGAAAGCATTCCAAGAGAGTCAAGCACGATCATCATCGGCTTTCGCTCTGCCTTGTCCAACTTGCCGTAGTTCTCAAGGATCTGAAGCACCTGATGACGGAACTGCTCCACGGTGGAGACAGGGAACACGGCAACGCGAGTCTTGTCAAGACCACGCTCGGCAATCATCGTGCTTGTCACAGCCTGTTCGGAATCGAAGTACAGGATCGCCCCGTCCTTGTTGTCCTTGAGGAACTGCGCTGCGATGCCTAGGGCAAAGTATGTCTTGCCCGTGGCAGACTCACCCGCGATTCCTAGGATCTTGTTGTCGGGGATTCCCCCCTTCAGACTGCCCGATACGAGGGCATTGAAGGCGTAGGAGCCTGTATCGATGAAGCCACCGACATCGGCTTCCAAACCATCGTTTGCGATAGAGGCGTATTCGTTACCGCTGTTCTTGACGAGTGTCTTCAGAAAGTTCATTGTGTATACCTCACTAGGTTGATTTAGTTAATCTTACACCAAGCCATCGGGCTTGTCAAAGGGATCCGAGCCATATTTACAAACCTTCTCAAAAGTTTCGTATGTGTAGCCAACTTCATTCAGAGTCTTTAGGACTTGCTCCAACTCCTCCCGCGTGATGTGCGCGTCCGCGTGTGTGCCCGTGTGTGCGTCCGCGCCCGTGGGGCGAATGTCATGGAAGATGATGCTGATGCCCTTCTGAGCCTCTGCGGTCTCCCGTAGCCCCTCTAGGACGCGCTCCATGGCTCCGCTGCGGATCAGGGCTTCCCGTGGCTCCTCTTCCTTACCGAGTCTGTTCGGACTGAAAAACATGCGTTGTCCTGAGTAGAAGTGCGACTCGTTCCCAGGTCTTACATAGCAAAAGAATGGACTCACGGCTGAGTAAAGAGTCTCATCAAAGTGAGAGTATGGAAATGCGAAGTGGGTCGGCTTGAATCCCGCTCCTGCCATGTCTTCCATTGCGGGAAGCACCTCGTCATCGATGTAGCGGTCGATGTCATAACGGCGACTGTACACCAATGCATCCTTATGACTCTTGCTATGACAGCCAATCACATGACCATCCTCGCGCAGTTCCTTGAGCATCTGAAGTTCGCTGACTTCCAACATGTGGAACGAATCGACATAGAACGCAACCTTTGCGTTGTACTTGTTGAACAGGTCACGGCATGCATACCAGTTCGACACCGAATGGTCATCGAACGAAAGGTGTACATGTGGGTACTTGACCTTTTCCTCGCTGAGAAATGATCGGAATGCCTGAGCCATACGCTCTATTTAGGTCAGGCGAACAGACCTTCCAACGAGCCTTGCTCCTTGACCTTCCACCCGATGCAGTTGAGAATGTTCGATAGTGGTTCGATGAAAGCCTTCTCAAACTGAGTCTCACGGTCAATGAAGCCATCAAGCGCAAACTCCTCGG